CCGTTCGTGAACGGCGCATCCACCGGCGACGTCGACGTCAACGTCTACGGCAACGGCTACGGCAACGGCGACGGCTACGGCAACGGCTACGGCAACGGCTACGGCTACGGCGACGGCTACGGCAACGGCGACGGCAACGGCTACGGCTACGGCTACGGCTACGGCTACGGCGGAATACAAAGAATTTTACTTTTTGCGTAGAAAGGAGAACAAGAAATGAATAAGTGTTATGTATGCGAGTATGGTTGGATTGTATGTGGGAAAGAACTGAAAAGAACAGAAGATGCGGTTACGCTGAAAGAAGCATCTGTTGTCCGCAGATGGACGAATGGCAAAGGTATTGGCGGAATTGCAAAGGCAGAGAACAAGAGCGAGTACACATTAGACGCAATCGGGGATGTGATTATCCGATTGAGCAAAGTCCTGTTTGAGATTCCGTGTGAATGGTAGGAGGACGAGTGATGGACGATTTGATTAACAGACAGACGGCGATTGCTGAAGCAGAAAAGATAGCAGACGGAAACGCATCTATTAAGGCGTGGGCAATCATTGGAATGATTCGAAGTTTGCCACCCGCAGAGCCAGAGCGGAAGAGGGGAAAGTGGATAGACCATAGCGATGATGGATACGTGGAATGTCCTTTTTGCAGAAGTGCGACAAATTGTGACGATAATATTAATGAACTGAACTACTGTTTTTCCTGTGGAGCAAAGATGGAGGAGTGACGTTGGACTACTGGCACATGTCATATCAGTGCCCATATATCTCAGGCACAACGGAAAATCGAATATATTGCGAAGGCAATTGCAGGATACAATTCTCGACAGTCGCTGACTGCCGGGAATTCTTGCACTCTTATTGTGCCAACCAGTACCAGCACTGGCAGGACTGCTGCATCGCGGAAGCGAAAACAAAACGGATAGAGAAGAACGAAGAGATCAAGAAGGAGATCAGAGAATGGAGAAACAAAGAGACAAGAAGGAAGACCTGACGAAGGAGCAGCTGATCGAGAAGATCAACAACGAACGGACAGCATTCGCCCGTCTGCATGAGGACATGATCGAAGCGAAGGAGAGGGAGAAGCTGACAGCAGTCGCTGCATGCCGGCATGTGTGTGACCTGATCATTGCCAGAGTCGTGCAGTCCTTCGGGCTTCCGGTGCCAGGGACCGATGAGTATCAGCTGGATATTCCTAAGCCGGAGCAGCCAGAAGGGAAAGCGTGGGTGTCGCGCGTAGAGAAGATCGACGATGATACATACCGGATCTTCTGCAAGCTGGTAGATGTTCCGAAGATGGGAGAGAAAAAAGATTCGGACACTACGCGTTTGAGGGGTGCAGAGACATCTGAAAAATGATAAACCCCAGTAAACAGAGCGAAAGGAGAATGATGCATGAAGATAAAAGACGTAGGCATGAGAGCACTCAAGACATTTGTACAGGCATTCCTGGGTGTCCTGATCCCTCAGATCGTGATGATGCTGAACAACTACATGGACTTTGACTGGGGCAACTGGACGACCTATCTGCCTATCATCACCGGCGCATTGGCAGCAGGCATCAGTGCCGCATGGAATGGGATCATTAACGCCAGCAGTAAAGAGATCGATATCCGGAAGTGAAGGTAAAGAAAGAGTACGACTGGGCCGGAGCGAAGGCCGCATATATCACAGGGACGGAAGGATACCGGAAAGTAGCGAAGCGGTTCGGTATCCCTCTTGGCACGTTTTCTGACCACGCGCGGAAGGAAGGCTGGAAGCAGGAACAGGAAGCAAAGGCAAACGAAATTGCTGACAAAACGATACAAAAGACCGTTGAAAAAATCTCCGACAAACAGTCTGACCTTCTGTCACTGCAGGCAGACTCTGCACTGCGGATCGCACAACAGATCAACGACTATCTGACATCCGGGTACAAGTGGAAGCCATTCGACCTGCTGCGGATCACGAACTGCTGGCAGATCCTGCAGGATAACCTGGACAAGAAGCAGGAGATCACAGAGGAGACGACAGGCGGGCTGTGCTTCATTCCAGAGAGGACCACTAAATGACAGAGATCGTCTGGAAACCACAGCCCAAACAGGAAGCATTCATGAGGCGCAACGAGTACGAAGCCCTCTACGGTGGGGCCGCAGGCGGAGGAAAGAGTGAGGCACTCGTGATCGAGGCTCTGAGACAGGTACACATCCCACACTACAAGTGCCTGATCTTACGTAAGACCTTCCCGCAATTGCGCGAGTTGATCGATAAGAGCCTCAACTACTATCCACGGATCTTTCCGAAGGCGAGGTACAACGCCGGTTCCCACACATGGACATTTCCCAGTGGCGCGAAGATCATCTTCGGATCCATGAACAGACCGCAGGATAAGATCCAGTACCAGGGACAGGCATACGATGTCGTGATGTTCGATGAGATCACACACTTCACCTACGAAGAGTACGTGTACCTGTTCTCCCGATGCAGGCCGAACGGCCCAGGGACGGAGTGCTACATCCGATCTACTGGCAACCCCGGAGGCATCGGGCATGGCTGGGTCAAGGAACGCTTCATCACTGCCGGATCTCCGGAGCAGACGATCTGGTACGATGCAGACTACGTGGATCCGGACGGTGCGAAGCACACGATCCGGAGATCCCGTGTCTTCATACCATCGACAGTCTTTGACAACCAGATCCTGATGGATAACTCTCCGGAGTACGTGGCAGCCCTTGCATCAATGCCGGAGGCCGAGAAGCAGGCTCTTTTGTACGGGAACTGGGACAGCTTCAGCGGGCAGGTATTCACCGAGTGGCGCAACGATCCGGAACACTACCACGACAGACTTAATACTCATGTCATCAAACCCTTCTTGATCCCGCAGCACTGGCCGGTATGGGTGGGACTGGACTGGGGTTACAGCAAGCCCTTCAGCGTACACTGGTACGCTATCGGAGATGACAAAACGATGTACGGCATCCGGGAATTGTACGGATGTACCGGCACTCCGAACGTGGGCGTACAGAGAGAACCTGCAGAGGTAGCCAGAACCATCCGACAGATCGAGGAAGAGGATCCCAACATCAAGGGACACCAGATCAACCGTGTGGGAGATCCTGCCATCTGGACATCACAGGGGACGGAGAGCATCGGCGCATTGATGGAGCGGGAACGTGTGTACTTCGAGAAGGGAAACAACGACCGCATCAACGGCAAGATGCAGTGCCACCACCGCCTGGCATTCGATGCGGCCGGCAGACCGAAGTTCCAGATCTTCGACACCTGCAAGCATTTCATCCGTACCGTACCCAATCTGGTCTACGATGAGACGAACGTGGAAGACGTAGACACGGACGGAGAGGATCACATCTATGACGAATGGAGATATGTCTGCATGCGGAATCCGATACCGGCACCAGTCCGGATACCGGAGAAGGAGAAACCATACGATCCGCTGGATCCGCTGGACAACTACTACCGCCAGACGGACAGCGACAGATACAATTTCTACATGAACTACTAGGAGGATACATATGCCACCGATTGACAGACGATACTATGGGCAGCGCACTCCGATCCCACAGGAGGGAGATGTGCCAGAGGCATCCCAACAGCAGGAGTCCATGCGGACGATGGGATCCCCATTGCCGGATGAGAACGAGCGAATGAATGAGAACAGAGATGTCGCCATGAATGCGACAATCCCATTCACCGGTCCGGCAGCAGATCCCGGAGTCGGGACCGTGATCTCCGCACAGCCGGCAGAGCCAGCCAGATCCCAGACGGTGATCGGAACCGAGCAGATCAAGAAGGCGCAGGAAGTTCTGCTGAAGTACAAGCAGGGCAAGGCACATCTGGAACACCGGATCATTGACGATGAACTCTGGTGGGAGTTGCGGCACTGGGAGAGCATCGGAAGAGGGAAGAGCAAGGATGAGAAGAAGAAGAGTGCGAACAGGCCGAAGCCTACATCAGCCTGGCTGTTTAACTCGATTGTTAACAAGCATGCGGATGCCATGGACAACTACCCGGAACCACTGGTCTTGCCGAGGGAGAGGGGAGACGAGAAGTCTGCGCAGGTTCTTTCATCGGTTCTTCCGGTGATCATGGAGCAGAACGACTTCGAGGATACGTACAGGATGAACTGGTGGGAGAAGTTAAAGCACGGCACAGGAGTGTACGGTGTCTTCTGGGACAGCACCAAAGAGAATGGACTGGGCGATGTATCACTGAAGCAGATCGACATCCTGAAGCTGTTCTGGGAACCTGGCATCATCGATATCCAGGACAGCCGCAACCTCTTCATCGTGGAGTTAGTCGATACGGATCTGCTGGAAGAGCAGTATCCGGAACACAAGGGAAAGATCAAGGGAGTACCGGGGCAGTACGTACCCAAGTACCTCTATGACGATGACGTGGATCTGACGGACAAGGCAGAGGTAATTGACTGGTACTACAAGGTGCATGATCCCTCTGGAAAAACAATCTTGCACTACTGCAAGTTCGTGGATGATGAGGTGCTGTATGCATCGGAGAACGATCCGAAGTACCAGAGCCGAGGGTTCTATGATCATGGCCAGTATCCGGTGGTGTTGGATGTCCTGTACCCCGAAAAGGGAACCCCAATTGGCTTCGGATACGTGGCAGTGTGTAAGGACCCGCAGCTGTACATCGATGAACTATCCAGCAATCTGCTACAGTCGTCCATGATGGGATCGAAGAAACGATACTTCGTATCATCATCAACCAACATCAACGAAGCGGATTTCGCAGACTGGAATAAGGACATCGTGAGAGTAGAAGGGGAACTGTCCGATACCAGAGTGATGGAGATCCCCGTCACACCACCAGCTCCGATCTATGCCAACATCCTGCAGATGAAGATCGAGGAGATGAAGGATACGTCATCCAACCGGGATGTAAACTCCGGAGGGTCTGCTGGTGTCACAGCTGCCGCCGGTATCGCAGCCCTGCAGGAGGCAGGAAACAAAGTCGTGAGATCTCAGCTTCGTACCACGTACAAAGCATGCAGCGATATCTACAAGCTGGTCATCGAACTGGTTCGACAATTCTACGACACCACGAGAGCTTTCCGTGTGACGGGGGCGAACGAGTCTGAGTATCAGTTCATCGACGTAAACAATGCACAGCTGGCAGATCAGCCGGTCGGTGTATCGATGGATGGAGAGACACTGTACCGTAGACCCGTGTTCGACCTCAAGGTGCAGGCACAGAAGCGTAATCCTTTCTCCACGATGGAGGCAAACCAGCGAGCCAGCGAACTCTACGGCATGGGATTCTTCAATCCGGATCGGGCACAGGAAGCTATCGGTGCGCTGGAGATGATGGAGTTCGAGGGCATCGACAAGGTACGCGACACTGTCCGTCAGGGGCAGACACTACAGAACATCATCATGCAGCAGGCACAGATGATCGAGCAGATGGCAGGGATCTTAGGGCTGCAGACCGGGGGACCGGTAGCCGGGCCGCAGGCAGGAGGCGGAGGTGCTCCGCAGAGATCCGGTCCGCCATCCGGAATATCAGTGAACGCGACAACAGGGGTACCAAGGACAAGCTACATGAACAGGTTGGCAGCCAGATCAGCACCAAACATGGACGCACAGAATCCGGCAGTGGATCTGACGAAGAGGTGACATGACAGAAATAACCATCGAAAGACACGGACGAACATACATCATAGAGGCCAAGAATCACGCAGAGACGAGCAAAGTATGTGCTGCTGTCTCTGCGTTGCTTTGTGCATTGGACTGCGCTCTGCGAAATAACAAACACGCAGAACTGACAGCCAGCATGCGAGGCTATGGGTATTACGCCATCGCCTGTGAATGCAAGGGCAAGACTGCTCGTGAGGACTGGAACGTCATCACGATGGGACTGCTGCAAATCGAGCAGGCACATCCGGACGAAATCAAAGTAACACAAAATATTTTTTCGTAGGTTGCGTTTGAGGGGTGAATCCATTTTCCGATTATGTTACCTTGCGATAAACCAAGCGACCGGGCAACGCTTAACCCGAGTAATTACGGAGGCATCTATATGCACAAAACTATTATCTTAATTCCAGCAGACCTGACAATCTTCGACGGTGAAGGCGGAGGAGCCGCTGGAGCAACGGGCGCAACCGCTCCCGCCGCCGGGGAGCAATCGACGGGCGATCTGTCCAAAGTAGTCTATGGTGTGCAGGATAGCGCAGCCGAAGCACCACAGACACAGGACATGCAGAGTGACGCCGGCCCTGCACAGCAACCGAGCAACGAAGACAAGAGCAAAGCATGGCAGGATCTGATCCATGGGGACTACAAGGATCAGTTCGATGCGGACGTGCAGCGGATCGTCAAGGGACGGCTCCGCGACATGGACAACCTGAGACAGCAGAACGCTGCCCAGCAGGACATCATTGACCGGCTGTCTGCAAAGTACGGTGTTACTGATCTGGGACAGATCGCGCAGGCAATCGATAATGATACATCGATGTGGGAGTCCGAAGCGGACAAGGCCGGCATGACAACCGAGCAGTACATGCAGTTCCAGAACCTGCAGAGGCAGAACGCTTCCCTGATCCGGGAGGAGCAGGCGAGAGTGGAACAGGCACAGAGGGAACAGAAGGTAGCGGCATGGATGCAGCAGGCAGAGGATGTACGTCAGCAGTATCCCGGGTTCGACCTGATGGCAGAACTTCAGAACGAAAGGTTCGGAGCAATGCTGAACTCCGGTGTACCGATGGCAGACGCTTACCGGGTTATGCACTTCGACGAGATCCAGCATGCGACAGCCGCATCCGCAGCTCACCAGACAGAGGCGGCAGTGACTGCCAATGTCCGGGCCAATGGCACACGTCCGGTAGAGAACGGTGTTCGCCAGCAGTCTTCGTTCACGGTGAAGTCAGACGTATCAAAGCTTACACGCGCTGACAGGGCCGAGATCGCCAAGCGAGTTCAACGAGGAGAACAGATCCGGTTCTGATCAGCAGAACAGGAGATTACATGAAGACACTTAAAAAACTGATTCTGGTTGATATGATCCTGAATCTCTTCGATCCGGTATACAACCAGACAAACAAGACAACCGATACCACAGCGACCACAGGTAATGACCTGTCGGTCGAAATGAAAACCTACTACTCCGACTACTTGATCGACATGGCAGAGCCGGAGCTGGTACATGATCAGTTCGGACAGAAACGTCCGATCCCGAAGAACGGCGGCAAGACTATCGAGTTCCGTAAGTACGCACCGCTGCCGAAGGCAACGACTCCGCTGTCTGAGGGTGTTACCCCGACAGGACAGAAGCTGTCCGTCAGCAACATCACAGCAACCGTCCAGCAGTACGGCGGGTTCATTGAACTGTCCGACCTCCTGCTTCTGACTGCCATCGACAACAACATGGTCGAGGCAACCAGACTGCTGGGATCCCAGGCAGGCAGAACGTCCGACACCATCACGAGGGACATCCTGCACACCGGAACCAACGTCATGTATGCCAACGGTAAGTCTGCACGTGCTTCCCTTGCGGCTAACACCGACAAGCTGACCGTGCTTGATATCCGTAAGGCAGTTCGGAAACTGAAACTGTTCAACACACCGAAGAGCGGCAACTACTACAACGGCATCATTCATCCGGACGTAGCGTTCGACTTGATGGACGACGCAGAGTGGAAGTATCCGCATCAGTACGTCGATACAGACAACATCTATCTGGGTGAACTGGGTGCTATCGCAGGCGTACGGTTCAGCGAGACAACCGAAGCAAAGGTATTCACCGGAGGAGGTGCATCCAGTGCCAACGTATACGGAACCCTGATCATGGGTACCGATGCATTCGGTGTTACCGATGTTGCCGGCGGCGGACTGCAGCACATTGTAAAACAGCTTGGTTCATCCGGTACAGCTGACCCGCTGAACCAGAGAGCAACCGTAGGCTGGAAGCTGCTGAAGACAGCAGTGATCCTTGTGCAGGAGTACATGGTGAGAATCGAATCCACCAGTTCCTTCGCAACAACGGAAGCCAACTAATTCCAATCAATAACCCCAGGGGCGATCTGCCTCTGGGGAATTCCAAAGGAGAGACGAATGGCAACTACGAATAAGAAAATCGAAACCGAAGAGAAAGATCCGAAGCTGATGACAGATGCGGAAGCAAAAGCATACTGGGCTGAACGCGTTCCGATCACTCTGCCGTATGACACCGGCAACCCGGAAGACCAAACCGTCTTTGTGTCTGTCAATGACTACACCGCGCAGATTCTCAGAGGCAAGGAAGTTATGGTACCCCGGAATGTCGCAGAGGTTCTGAAGCAGAGCGAAGAGGCAAAGATCGAAGCGTTCATGAGAAGGGCAAGACTCAGCAAAGACTTTGAGACAGAGTCCGCGAAGTACGACAGGTAAGCAGCAATGATTAATCAGGGAAGCAATGATCCGATCACAATCGTATGCGATGTCATCCCGATAGATATCTCTGTCACGCTGCACAATGAAATCGAGATCCTGAAGCACTGGGCGAAGGATGACCTGATTGCCAGCGAAGACCGGCTGACATACACAGCACCGATATCGCAGGAAGAATCCATGGCATGGGAAGAAGGCCCGTGCGAAGTCGAAGTGCGATGGGTTGACAGATCCGGAGACAATGCCGGGATCGTACAGACAGAAGTACTGAGGGATTACATCCAGTACCAGCAGGATCAGTCCGTGCTGGATACGGAGGAAGCCATCGTAACGGAGGAGCAGCCGTGAAGATAACAACACATAACAAGACAACTGACCGCGAAGGATCTGCATCTGCACCGGCATACGGCGGCTACCACCTGCCATACATAGACCTGGAAACTCATACGTGGTGGCAGTGGGATGATGAGCAGAAGGCTTATGTCGACACTGAGATCACACCGTATGGCCCGAAGGGAGATCCCGGCGAACAGGGAGAACGCGGACCGCAGGGACTGCAGGGAGAGCAGGGAACCGGAGTCTATGTCACTGGCGTGGACGAAACAATCGTGGACGGCGGCATGAATGTCGTGAACTTCTCCGATGGCACATCACTCAGAGTCCGCAACGGAAACACCGGGGCCAGAGGATTCACCGGCGAGAAGGGTGACAAGGGCGACAAGGGAGAGAAAGGCGACAGAGGTGACGCAGGCATCGTTGATCAGGAGATGTCCGACACATCATCCAATGCAGTCCGCAACTCTGCAATCAAGGCATACATCGACAGCCAGATTGCGACTGCGATCTCTTCGCTGTTCGACTACAAGGGTGAGAAGCTCAGCCTGCAGGCAATCCAGCAGATCACAACCGCAAAGAAGGGCGATGTCTGGAAGATTGCAGATACCGGAGAAGAGTACTATGCAACCGAATCCATCACCAGTGCGAAGGCATCCGCATGGCAGCCGATGGGTGTGCTGGTAGATTTGAGCGGGTATGTACTGCATTCCGCACTGGGAGCACTGGCTTACAAGGACTATGCGACCGGGACATTCACTCCGGAAGGTACGATCTCAATCGGAGATTCTACACCATCCGGATCGGTATCGGCACCGACGATCACAGTGACACCAGCCACGGATATGGTCGCCGGTACGCTCCCGGAATTTGAGGCGTATGTGGATGAAGACCATGGTCTGAACTTCTCATTCAATGCAGGTACGGAAAAGACCGTTCTTACCGGCGTATCCGCATCTGCATCACAGCCGACATTCACCGGAACCTCGGAGCGATTGACCGGATCATTTACAGGCACACAGGGAAACATCTCTGTGTCTTAGGAGGAACATATATATGGCAATAGATCATGTAAACATCGGAGGGG